CTCATTGTACTGCTTGAGTACACGCTCGTTCCACCTCTCAATGTCTTTCATAAAGGTGTTGAGAGTTTCTACATCTTCATCCACAATCTTTACAGGCTGTGGTTTATCAAACGCAGGAACATAGTAAACAATACCACCGTTCTTATTACGCTTAGTAGCAATGTTTACCTTCTGACCGAAAATAATCTTATTGGATGGCACCTCACGAATGTAGTTAGCCACTGGCATGAACGCAGAGCCACGGGCTGACCAGATGAAAGGAGTACCCTTTAGGTCAACCTTATCACCAGCGTTGTCTGTAGCTTCTTTAGCACCAGTAATTAGGCCATACACAACCTGCGTGCACTTAATACTCTTCTGCTTGGCGTGTTCAAGCGAGTTAGTTGAAAGACCTTCAACCTCTTGCTTACTCAGCTTGCCACACTTCATACCGCCGCTTGTATCAGGAAAGTCATCACTCAGCGACGGTGCAAGAACAGTCCTGATAGAGTCTTCAGGAGACTGTTGGTTCCACAGGTCATACGAGTAGTAGCGTACAAACATCCGCACACTAATCTCTTTAGAGTATACAGTGTTATTGTCCAAGCGAACACGGAAGCTGCCTTTTGGTAGCGGCTCACCGTCATCGTTCTCGCTCTGCTGTTCAATGGCTAGTCGGGGTAGTCCCTGCTGTGTTGCGGGGCGGTTATCCGTCTGACCAATCATGGCTGCAATCTTAGCCATGTTCTCTTCGTTCAGGTCGTCCATAGTAATCATATCGCTCATGCGGCTATCTCCTCTAGGTTAAGCCAATCTGTTCCTATCTTGAGTTCTATCTCAATAGGCATATCAAAGTCAATACCAAACTCTGTACCACACTCTTCAGGTATACACAACATACTCCTTCTCAATAGTTCAATCATCCAATCTTTCTCGTCGGGGTGAACATCCATGATTATCGAATCGTGGACTGTGTTAATTATTTTACTCTGGGGAGCAGGTCTTATCATTGCCCTCAAAGACTTGTGAAGCCTGATGAGTGCTAATGGTAACAGGTCTGCTGTGGCAAACCCCTGCACCGGGTAATTCTTTATAGAGGTTGCTCCGACGGTTGTACCATATCTTGTGTACTTTGCATAGGGAAAATTGTACTCTCTACCAGACGGAAGAACAACTCTCTTGGTAGTCACTGCTTCATCCTGCAGCTTGTCATGCCACTCCGTTACCCCTTGGTACTTATTGCGAAAGGCAGAGTAGTAGGCCATCTCACGATTAGTTCCAAGCACTCCACCGTACAGCGGCTTGAAGGTATGTGCCTTTGCATCCTGCCTACTCACGCCCATAATCTCAGCCGTGTAGGAGTGAACGTCAAAGCCGCTCTTTACCTCGTCATAGATTACAGGGTCTTGTGAAAGATACCCTGCTACACGAAACTCTAGCTGTGAGTAGTCACCCTCTAGGATGTAACCGCCCTCGTACCGAGATACAATGGCTTCTCTTGCAGGAAAGGTTGTACCTCTTGGCATATTCTGAAAGTTTGGTCTGCTTGACGATAGTCTTCCAGTAGCGGTGACACATTGATTAAAGTTAGGATGAATAAAGCCTCTATCATCTTGGTACTTCTCCAAGCTATCCACGAACGTATTCAAGTACGTTCTTATCATTGAGTAGCGTGTGTACTTGTCCACAAACTCTCTTGCCTTGCCCTCAAGTTCTAGCCGTATCTCCGACAGAGTTTCTTTATCTGTTCTAAAACCTGCAGCGGCAGTATCCTGCGGACCACGGGGTATAACCCTCAGTCCTGCCGGTTCATTCAGTTTAGTGTAGACTATACCTGTTCCTCCACAGGTCTTACACTTTACCAGTTTACCCAGCTTACCTGATTTCAGGTAGTACCTGTCCTTTCCAAAACCATTGCAGTCGGGGCATTGCTCTCCTCTGGTTTTGCGGCACACAGGGGCTAAATCTTTAACTGTCTCCTTGAACATTGTAGGAGACATTTTTGTTTTACGCTTTTGTTTCCTTGTGTGGCCGCGTTGCTCTGTGCCTATGTTGAATGCTTCTTTCCAAGCAGTCTTGTCAATAACCTGTCGCGAATAAAGCAGCTTACTCCTATCGTCAGGGCTATCAAGATTGATAGGAGTATCACCCATAGTATATTCAGCAATATCCATGAGATCACTGTAAAGTTTATCATATTCCTCTTGATAGTCTGCTTTAATTTTTGCAAGCTTTTCATTAGATATCTTTATCCCCGCTCTCTCCATGTCAATCAGAACGTCAAGCATCTCCATACTTAGTTTAATAACTTGCTGCAAAGACATTCTCCTGCTGGGGCCAAGTCATTTCTAAATCGTCTAGTTGTTTTTTTGCTAACTCTGCAGTAGTATTAACATCAGAAGTACAATATTCTCGCACCACATCAGGAGGCATGTCCTCGTATGATACCTTGTCTTTGATGTACTGTTCTGTAAGGTCTACACGTTTCTCTGGTAAACCTCTACGCTTCGCACACTCTGCCAGACTAATCGGTTTCTTCACGCCCCTGTTGCACAGATACTCTGCAACCATCGTGTCCCACAACAACCCGTCATACTTAAAACCACACTCACGCAGCCACTGCAGATCAAACTTGAGGTTGTGACCCACAAGACAGGTTGTTTCATCCAGTTTGTTTTGTAATTTTTCCTTTGCTTTTGGTGTTGGCTCACACTGATTATGGTAGAAGAACAGTCCTTGTGTTTCTATCACATGGGTAGAAAGTGTAAAACTCCTGTAGCCAACGAACACAATCTGCTGCCCGTGGTACGGAGATGATGTTGAACTTTCAAAGTCCATTGTAGTTTCTATGTCAAGTACAGTAATCACGAGAATATATCCCTATCGCCATCACGGCGTAGAACCAGTGACCCATGCCAACCATTGATCTTGTTCTTGGAAAACTTGATTGTTCTAAACTCCTCGTGTTCAGCTACACCAATACCTACAATGATATCAGCCTCACCAGCCTTACCTGTCTTACTACCATCAAGCATGGAATAGTCTATAGTCTCTCTTCCGTGGGCATCGTAGGACGCTTGGGATATGGCCCACACTGCTACATCGTGGCGCTTGGCTAACTCTCTGGACCTGCAGTACAACTCTTTTAGCCGCTCATCCCCGCGTGAGAACTCGCCGTCGATCCTGATCTTATCAAGCTGGTCGATGAATATTACATCAACTTCATTGCGAGAGCAATAGTCCTCTATTTCCTGTATAGATGTTCCTACACAGTCCATGAAAGATATGTAGGGTAGAATAGTTTCTTGATATTCTTCTATAAACCCTTCCTTATCTTGTAGTACCTCTAGTCGTGAACGCTCTGTAATAGACTTGGCAACACGCATTCGAGTCTTCTTCACAGGCTCTTCATTGCCCCAATACGCTACATGGTGTTTGTTCTTTACATACCAACCGGATAACCACGCAGAGAAACTGGTCTTGCCTACCTCTGGTCTGGCAAATATTACACCAAGGTTTTGTCGGTCAATACCCGGAACGTAGTCTCTAATCTGTGTAGGAAACACAAACTCAGGGTCGCGCTCAAACTCCTCAAGACTGTCAGCTATACTGTCTTTGAGAACTGTGTAGGTCTTTGACCCCTTGACTTCGTTGTTCTTTAGTTCTTCTACACTGCCAAGCAGAGAATAAGTATCGCTAGATTTACCAAGAAAAATGTCAAGTGCTTGTTCTCCTATCTCTTTTGCTTTGGTTCGTTTCCAAAAGCTGTGCAGAACATTTCCTGCCAGTTCTGGATTTACTGTAACATCTCTTAGTTCTTCCAGTTGCTGTGTAGCCTTCTGCTTTGTCGCTTCAGGCATAGCAGGGTAACGCTCATCATGCGCCAGTGCTACATCAGCCAGTGATAGATCACCTTCGTATGTTTTGTGCAGGTGGCTAATGGTTTCAACAATTGTAGCCACCTCCTTTGAGAAATACTCCTTCTTAATTAAACCAGATACACGATTGAAGTTGTCCTTCTGTAGACATGCTACAAGCACAGCCTTATCAATCATATCTTTAGTACCTCCTTTGCTTCATCCTCAGTAAGTTTTTTCAAGTCTCTTTCCAGTAAAGAAACAGCTACAATGTCTCCATACTGCGCGTTTAATCTGAGTGCTATGTCTATGGATTTATCAGACGCATCTTTGTCAAGTGCAACAGTGATCTTGTCATACTTTGATAGTGCGGGTATTACCTCATCTTGTAGAGATGTGCCTAATAGCGCGGCACCTGTTGCAAATACAGATACAGAAGCGGCGGATGCACAGTCCTCTACAACTACAGCATGTTTATGTTTACCGCAGATAAAGGGCTTTTTACTGTTCCCGTATCTGTACCACTTTGGTCCTGCGTGTAGACCACAGCCTATATATCTACCTGCAGCGTCTACAATCTTTGATCCGTCCTTTATCAAAAACACCGCTCTGTCTCGCTTGAAGTCATAACGAATGTCAGCTAGCCCATTTGTCCAAGCATGGCTGCAGTTATTAACTTTTATATAGTCATAAAAGTTTTGAGGGCAGTTGTTCTTACGCCAGTTCTGTTTCTCTAACTCAAGACCTACAGGAACATTATCTTTCATAACTTCGTTGTATGCAGAGAAAGAGGATGCACTTAGTTCTTCTTTAATTACACCACCCTTACTGCAGTTTGCATGGAAACAATAATACTTAACACAATCACTGAACTGTGTAACAGATAGAGTATTAGTACCATCACACATAGGACAATCTAATCTTATAGAAGTACCAAGAGGTATATCTAGATTATAGATATAATCTTTAATTATATTACTCATCAATATAATATCCTCAATTTCGGGACACGGCAACATGCCTCCTAGCACGGATAAAAATCAGTGTCAACTCCTAAAATTTCTCTTGACCCCAATTTAATTTTGGTGTAAGGTGGGCATCCCTTCAACAGCAGAGGTGAGCCATGTTCACCATATTCAATCCCAGAATATCTAATCCCGACCACATGCGGAGAGTTGTCGAAGCCACTGTGCAGGACAAATTCTTCACTGTGGGGTTTACAAAGGCGGATGGTAGCTTTCGTAAAATAAACGGTCGCCTTGGTGTAGAGAAACACAAGAAAGGTGGCAGAGACTGTAACACCAACAAACAAATGATGACTGTGTGGGACAACTATGCCGAAGGGTACAGGAATGTCAACCTGTCAACTATCAAATACATTATAGCAGATGGTGTGAAACTTGAGTTCCAATAAAAAACATACAGACGAGTTCATAACAAAAATATTTAAACTAAGCAGGGAGCGTGGGCTAACTGCTCGTCAGATAGCAGAGGTAGTGTCTCCTGAGTACAAAGACTACAACGGCGTGGACATGTCAAGAAATGCTGTGATAGGCATCTTGAACAGGTATGAAGGCAGGTTCACCCACATGGGTAAAAACAAACCAAAGCAAATTAAGCGCGTAAGTTTTGTAAAGGTTGCCGAGCAATTAGAGCAAGCAAGGCAGGAAATGAGGAACAAAGATCAGTACCGGGTTAGGAAGTGCTTATCCTGTAGGAAAGAAAAGCTTCTGCACAAGGTAATGTTTGTGTGTGACAACTGTAAGTCCAGTGCTGCCTATTCCTCCTCTGTAGAAGACTACGCCGTAGGATTTTAGTATGAATGTAAAAGAGAAGAAGGGCCTACAGTCAAAGCTGGGCGCTATGAAATACTACGCAGACAGAGGGTATTTTATCTACAACGAAACCAACAACACTGGTCCTGTAGATTTTGTAGCCATAAACCCCGACACAAATGATAAGAAATTTGTCGAGGTGAAAACAATGTCGTTCCGTTCTAAGAACGCTAACTGGAAGCCGGGTACAATGATTAACCGCCAGCTTTCTCCTGTACAGAAGCAGCTAGGGGTGGAACTTGTGTACTACAACATTGATACAGGACGCTTAAAATGTCGGAAGTAAAGAAGAACAAACACGCTGTTAAACGTAGCAAGCGCCCTCCCCCTGAGTACAGCACCCGCGCATATGATGGTAAGACCTTGCGTTGGGAGTGGAAGTATGAAGGTGAGTTAGGTATCTATCCTAAAGATTGGGCTAGACGTTTTCCTCATCTAGCAGAACGTGGACGTTGGGTAATAACAGAGGTAAAGTAAGTGAGACAGATAACCCTAGAAACGTCGAAGGATATCCTGCAGGAACTACATGAACTTGTCGATAGTGACGGACGTAGGAAAACTGTCGGCGTAAAAAAAGGCGATCTATCAAGGTTACTTGTAGATCACCACAGGTTAGTAGCGTATCTAGGACCAGTAGTCAAAGAGCCAGATGACTCTACATAAAACAAAAGATTGGTATATTAAGTGGGCCGCATCTATAGTTCTTATTGTCGGTATTATACTTACTTCTAATAATATTTATCCTTTAAACTTATACTTTGATATTGTCGGATTAACAGGATGGTTTATTGTCGGAATGATCTGGAACGATAGAGCATTGATTGTTATCAATGTTGTATCTCTTGCTATACTAACAAATGGCTTGGTAACTTACTATGTTAAATGAGAAATTAGTCTGTGCAGATTAAAAAAAGACTTGACCCCCTTATTTGAGTGTGCTAGGCTGCAACCGTTTACAACGGAGAACCAAAATGAGTGTGCCTGAGATTGAGGGAAGTAAAGAAGATAAGTTTGCTGCAATGTATGATGATGCGATGATAGATTTAGACTTTGCTAACATATCTCATGGAGAAAGAGAGATATTAGCTACTAAGCTTGCAAAGCTACGTTGGGAGGAACAACAATGAATGTATTCTATCTAGACAGAAATCCCAAGAAAGCAGCGTACATGCACTGCGACAAGCATGTAGTTAAAATGGTGCTGGAGTATGCACAAATACTATCTACCGCACATAGGGTAGTTGACGGCGATGAGGTTGCTGACCGCGAGGGCTTGTACAACCTAACCCACAAGAACCATCCTTCGACGGCGTGGGCACGGTCCTCGCGTGGTAACTACAACTGGTTGTCGGACCTTTGGGGCCATCTTGGCGATGAGTACACGCACCGCTATGGCAAGGTACATAAAGCCTCAACAAAAGACTGGCTGTTTCACGCACCTAAGTACATACCATATAAAAGATTTATGGCTCTACATACACCACCACCACAATGTATGCCTGATCCATATAAGTGTAATCCAGACAGTGCATCAATTGATGATACTGTATCAGCTTACAGGGCGTACTACCGTGGTGAGAAAGCATACTTTGCTAAATGGACTAATCGTTCTGAACCAGCTTGGTTTGATATGTATGGAGAAGTTGCATGAGTGAACTACAAAATCTGAAGAAAATCAAATACATCTTGGAAGAAGAAGTCCTGAGCAGATTGTTTAAGGATGGCATCGAACGGGCAAATGTGAAGGAAGCTCTACTGGTTGTTGACAAGATGATAGAAACAAAGACAAAAAAGACTAAGACTACCAAGAAATCCTCTACAAAGAAAGCAGCTAAAAAGAAGCCACCTGAAATGTTCTCTTGGGAATGGTGGATGGCTACATAATGCACGCACTTGAAGATGTACTGTACAATGAAGAACTACACCCGAACAGTGTGTTCTGGTACGCTTGGATGAGGGACTTTTACCTGTGTTAGAAATTGTCGGCCCCTAAATTTGTCGGCCTTTACATTAAATAGTTTGTGCAGGGTTTTCTGGTTCTCCCCCTGCACCCCCGGCGGGGGCGGCGCTAGTCTCCAACTCCCGCTCCCGCCGGATTTACCCTGTTTAGATTAAATGAGTGTTTGACATTTTCCCGGATATCCTGTATGGCTCCCCTGTTTCAACTTACATAGGAAAACCAGAAATGAACGTGATGCAAATGAACTTGACACGGACGATACCCGCCAACCCCCGCCAGATTGCCATCAACGCAACTGGACAAGTACCGGCATCATGTGTTCGAGAACATGATGATGTATTTGATCTAGATTTCTTTGCGCCGCTGGAGGTGGAAAAGGTTGATATCTACACCGCCGATGGCATGGAGATTACAGGTAGTAAGGCTCTGCGATATCTCCACGATGGAAGCCTAGCAGATACAAGTGCTGTATCCAGCACCTACACTCTGGAAAACCATATAGACTTGTTCGGCAAGCACGCCGACATTCTGAAAGAGAGTAACCTGCCAACTGACAATGTTTTAGTCCGTGATGAATACACCGACTTTGGCATGAAGGCTAAACGCTCTATCCAGTATTTGGACGAAGCGCACGACATGACTGGCGGTGGCGACATGGTTTACTGTCGTTCGGATCAGATCAATTCAGTTAATTCCAAATGGGCCTTCCAGCAGTTCGCCGGGGCGTATCGTTCTTACTGCGAGAACTCAATGGTGTTTGGTGGCGACAAGGCAGTGTACAACAAGGTGAAACACTCCAAGCACTTTGACGCTAACAGCCTGTTGCGGTCAGCCAATACCGTGTTCAGTACTTTCCGGGAAAACGTGGAACGGTTTAAGGTATGGAAGGCTACGCCTGTAACAGATGATACCGCTGGCACGTTTCTTAAATCAATCTGTCCAGCGGAACAGGTCGGGCACAAGAGATTAGAGCGTGAACAGGAGCATGGTATCGAACGCGCCGAGAACCTCAACATAAAGAAGTTCCATTCCCTGTATGACTTGTGGGATGAGTACTCCCGTGGCTACGCACAAGGTGGCGGTCTGGGTAAAAACAAATGGGCCTTGTACAATGTCCTCACCCACTACGCTACACACACTCACGACAGCAGGACGTTCGAGATTGATGGTGTAGAGAAGACACACACACTCGGTCGTAAGAGCGTGCACATGGTCAACACCGATCATGGCGGGTACACACTGAATGAACAGATGGAACGGGCGCGGGGACTATGGCTAATCATGTCCGGCCCTGCTTGGCAGTCAATCAATTAGAACAGGAGAGTAGCGATTGAGATAATAGAAGCTGCATACCGAGTATGCTTTATAGTTGTCGTTTGTTTAGTCGTTTATCACTTCATCTTATAAGGAATTAGAACCATGGGTACCAAAAAATCCACTGAAGCCAGCAATGGCGGATCACAAGTTTTTCTGTCTCAGGAAGCGCAGGACGCCATCGAAGAAATTCAGTTCGTCATGGCATCGCAATCGGCATCGGCAATGCAGAAGTATGCCGGGCGTGGCGGTAAATCTCTCGTGATCGAACAGCTTGCCAAGAGTGCGCTTTCCGTGAAAGGCGGAGCGGAAAGCCTCGCAGAAAAAACTAGTTGACGCCGGAGACTCCCTGCCGGTAAAACTTGGTCGTTCCCTTCGGGGGACGGCCTTTTTTTAATCCAATTAGGAGAACAGACTATGGCACGATTTAGCAAATCGCACTTTGAAACCGTCGCCCACGTACTGCGAACCAATTTGGCGCAGCTAAAATACGACCTGAAATATAACGGCGACGAAGACAGCGAACTTGACGAAATATATGCCACCGCAACCGCACGCAATGCCATGTACAGCGTCGCGGTGGATTTCCACAACGTGTTCCGCTTGGACAATCCCCGGTATGACGCCGACAAGTTCATGGACGCTTGCGGTATGGATGACTGGCGCGACATGACGCAGGTTGAAGACTGGGACTTGCAACCCTACAAAGCCAAGCACGACGATGGCACATACTATGGCACGAAGTATTTCCCTGACTTTGACAATGGAAGGCAGGACTAATGGCTAGCATCACCGCAAAGGATTATTTCTGGGTCTGCCTGCCGTTTCTGGTTGGCTTCCTCTTTGGCTGCATAACAGGATCGGAGCTTTTCTCATGAACAAGCTATCCATTCACAACATCACCGCAATCACCATCGAAAAGGTTGGCTACGAACCAACCGACAACCATGACGCATTTACTGTTGTGAACATTACAGCAGAGGATAAGTTCGGGGCCAGAACTCGCCTTACCTGTTTCATGGAACCGAGCTATACCATCGACCTCGCTGGTTCCCCGCTGCACTTCGAGTGTGACCAGTGCGGCAAGGCAGACGCTGCATAAACAACCCCTCCAGAATAAACTTAGCCCCCTTTACCGGGGGCTTTTTTTTGCCTGCAATAATCCCTAGCGTCTGGATATCGCTGCGCTTTTGTGTGCTGGTTGCGGTTTTCCCTGCGCTGTATTGCACGCCCAGCCGCCATCGATGCACCACCAAAATGATCGCCGGGGGAATTTGTCGGAATGGTTAAAGCCGCGCGGGTGAGCCGACATGTTTAATTGGGGATCGCAGACCAATTAGCCGGGGTAAAAACCGCAAAAAACCGGGGTCGCACAGTGTATGTTATGGCTACTAGTCAAACTTAATAAAAACAAAGACTTAGCCTACACGGGCGCGCAGGGGCCACCGGGGGTGGGTATATATCTGTATGCAACCCCGGTATATTTTTACTGTTTTTTACCTTTTCTAGAATAAATCTTCTTATTTTTCAATACCTTATGGCCTAACAGGGCTAATTCCTTGTAATAAGGATTGCGTTTTTTTGGAATTTTTTTAGATTTGCTGGTCATTTGGGTAATTATATTACAATTTTGGGTAATTATATTACAATGTGGGCTAATATTAAGGGGTAGGGGTATATATTAGCGGTGGGGAGAAGAGTTAACTCTTATTATACACCTCATTTCAAATCTGTCAAGTAAAAAATGCACTAAATGTAATTTTTTTCTTGACAACCTTGATATATTCGCTATAATATATAGTTAGCAGCTATTAGTCTGTCTACACTCCATCAACAATATATATGTTTTTACAAATGGAGAGTGTTGAGATAAGACTGCTCTGGCTGCATTTTCATAAAACATAACAATGTCTCCATATCAAGGGCCTTACGGGGCGTATATCATGTTGAATAACACGGACAACAACTGTGTGGACTGCACCTGCGACGATCAGTCGTGTCATTGCGGCTCTGGTGGTTGTGATTCATGTTCCTGTGGCAAATGCAAGTGCAAGAACATGTACAAGAGTGATAAGTGGGGAGAACCAACGGTGGAGATGGAATAATGGCTAATAAATTTTTAGAGAGTTTTAACAAAGCAAATGATAAGCTTTCTTTAAAAGATTTTAAATCTAAAACTGGAAAAGGGGGCTACTACCCTGCTAAGAAAAAGCTTCTTCTTAATGAAATTACAAAGCTAGGTAAAATTATTGGAAAAGGCGCTGATAAATCTGCTTACTATGCTAGAGACAATTTGCTAGAAAGATTAGATTCTGTTGAACAGGCGATGGGTTTACCTGAAGCAAAAACTCCCTTATCACAAATAGGAGAGTTGCGGCAGGGGCAGATAAGGAAAATGAGAAAAAGGAAAAAGAAAGCCGGTGGTGGTAAAGTTTACGCCATGAACCGTAGAACGGGCGGTTCCATTCGCAAACCGAGGATGAAATAATGGCTAGTAGAAGAAAAAAAACAATTGCCGGTATTACAAGCACTCCTGCAGAAAAACGTCGCGATAACCCCAAACCAAAAATAGACCCTGAAGAAGTTGCTCTCAAAAAGCAAATGGCTAAGGATAGCGCAGGGTGGAAGAAGTTTAGAAAAGATTTAGCAGCGGAAAGAAAGCTTCAAGAAGAAATGGGGGTGATTCGCAACACACGCCGTCATTTACAACCGGGAGGTGCTGAAGCTAAAGACGACCTTCTAGATTTAGGCGAGGCTATTAAAGATAAAGAATTTTGGGATAAGAACAACCCCCGTGCGAGGAAGCAACGTGAAGTAAAACGGTTTCAAAAACGGTATCAGATGTCTCGTACCAAAACCGCCCCCGCCAAAAAGCCCCGGAAGAAGTAATGCCAGCCAAAGAACAACTCCAGCAAATCTCCAAGGAGCTAAACAAAGCCTCGCAGATGCACAAGCGGCAATCAAGGAAGGTAGCAGCGATTAGCCGTAAGGAGTATGCAAAGGGCGGTGGCGTCCGTAAGCCTAGGATGCCCAAGGGTTCAGGAATGAAGCGACCGACTAAACAGGGCGCTGGAATGACCGAGAAGGGTATCAAGGCTTATCGTGCGGCTAACCCCGGTTCCAAGCTAAAAGGTGCAGTGACCGGCAAGGTAAAGGCGGGGAGTAAAGCTGCAAAGAGGCGTAAGTCATACTGCGCCCGTTCTGCAGGACAGATGAAGAAGTTTCCTAAGGCAGCGGCTAATCCCAATAGCCGTATCAGACAAGCAAGAAAAAGGTGGAAGTGCTAATGGCTAAAAAAAGAGGACTATACGATAACATTCACGCAAAGCGCAAACGCATAGCCGCTGGCTCTGGGGAGAAGATGCGTAAGGTAGGGGCTAAAGGTGCGCCTACTGCCAAGAACTTCAAGGAAGCTGCAAAGACGGCTAAGATGAATTATGGCGGAATGGTACAAACGGGCACCCCCGATAAAGATAAGATCATGGGTGCTGGCACCATGCAGCAAAACCCACAGCAAAGCCTCATGGAAATGAACCGTAACAGGGTTACGGGCATGAAGGGTGGCGGTAAGGTTCCGAATAAGATGAAGGGCTTTTCTAAGCTTCCTGAAAAGGTACAAAAAAAGATTAGCCCTAAGTTAGCCAAGCAATACGCTCATGGCGGTGGAGTGCGTAAAGTACGTTACTGATGGCACAGGAAGGACTCCTACCCGCACAGAAGAAAAAAAAGCGCCAGCTAACGGAAAAACAGCTTGCGTATCTTGATGCACTCATGGATAATGGTGGTAACAACGCTGCAGCACTGCGTGTAGCCGGTTACTGCGAAACCACGGGTAAAGCAGTTATGAACTCTCTAGCCGATGAAATCGTACAGAGAGCAAAGAACATGTTAGCCGCTAACTCTGTAAAAGCAGCAGCGGGTCTGGTAAATGCACTGGACGATGACGGAACAACCCCACGCGCTGAACAGCGTATAAAGGCAGCGGAGTCTATCCTCAATCGGGTAGGAGTGGGCAAACATGATAAGGTTGAACATAATGTTACTGCTATACACGGAGTGGTTCTTCTCCCCGCAAAGTCGGGGCAAGTGGACCCTGTTATCATAGACCATGAGTAAAATCTTCGTAGAAGTTAAACTTTCACGAACCAGAAAACCCCTTAGCTACCCCTGCTACATCCGTGGCAAGGGTAAGTTTTATAAAACTGTAGAGGTAAAGCTCGTAGAGGACTTTATTGTAAAGGCATATGCAATAGACCGTGGGCTAATCTTGGAAAATCACAGAGCGCAAAATGGCTGATAGACAAAAACAACAAGTAAGAGAAGCCGTCCGTGCAATCAGAGACGGACTCAAGTATCAGCTTGATCAATCTGACAAGCTAGGAGAAACAGCTTTTACCGCTCGTTCGCGAGATATTGGTATTACCAATCCTGATATACAAAAAGAGATAACCAAAAGGCAAGTAGCAAAAGGCGCTATGGGCGCTGCTTATGTAGCTGCAGATGTTTTTCTTAACCCGGAGAACTATACGCCAGAAGCATTAAAGGATAAAGCATCCAGAGATGCACTTGAAGCGATTACACGACAAGGCGAGAAAGTTCTTAATAAACAACTACCACAGGGATTAAATATAAACATTGACTACAAGGGTTTGGGGTTTGGAGATGTAGCGGAGGGAAGACTGCCCGCTGTAGGAGCGAGGTATGAAAAGCCTGTCGAGCTAGGCGGATTTAAAGGGACTGCAGGTATTAGTGGTCGCTATGACCCAGAAAGTAAAGGGTATGAGGTGGGCGCTAGAGTTACAGGGCGATTTGCAAAAGGCGGCAAAGTTAAAAAATACTCAAAGGGCGGTGGGATTCGTAAACCGAAACTAAAATAATGGCAGTAAAAAAGAGAAAGACAGCAGGAAATACCAAGGTAGTATTTCATAAAGGTAAAACACTTGGACGATTTAGATCACCAGAGCGAAGGCATAGAAAGAATATCCGAAGAAAGCCACCCGCCTTTGGTGGATAAGGCTGACGCGAGAGAAGAGCCTGTCAAGCGTAAGCGGGGCCGTCCCAAGTTAGCCGAGGGCGAGAAGGGTAACTACCGCATCTCTGCAAAAGAGAGAGCGCGAAGAGCATCCGCCGCCGCAGTCCGTAATGCGGACAAGGCTAAGAAGAAGGCGCAGAAAAAAGCATCTCGGGCCAAGGAAAAGAAAGACAGCATCAAGAAGGTTGAACAGGCTTTGTTCAACAAGAACGGTGCTAAAGTTATTGAAGATACCACACTACAGAATGTACCAAAACCCGTAAGGGAGTTAGTAGAGGATGAAGCAGAGGTTATCTTCAAGCCAAACTCGGGGCCACAGACTGACTTTTTGGCGAGTCCTGAAAGGGATGTTTTTTACGGTGGCGCTGCTGGCGGCGGGAAGTCTTATGCTCTTCTTGCTGATCTGCTTCGCTACTGTAGCAATCCCAATCATCGCGCCCTTATTATTCGTCGCACTCTGGATGAGCTTACAGAACTGGTCGATAAGAGTAAACAACTCTATCCAAGAGCTTTTCCCGGCGCGATATTTAGAGAGTCAAAAGCCATGTGGCAGTTCCCGTCCGGGGCTACGGCATGGTTCTCCTACCTCGACAAGGACAAGGACGTAACGCGCTACCAAGGTCAGGCTTTTACTTGGATTGGTATTGACGAGATAACGCACTACCCGACTCCCTACGTGTGGGAGTATCTGCGCTCTAGGCTTCGTACAACGGACTCAGAGATTAACGCATACATGCGCTGCACAGGAAACCCCGGAGGGGTAGGTGGCTGGTGGGTCAAGAAGATGTACATCGACCCTGCACCGCCTAACACACCTTTTGCAGCTACCGATGTTGATACAGGTAACGCTCTTTTGTGGCCTGAAACAGCAACTAACGGTAAAGCAGGTCAGCCGCTGTTTCTTCGTAAATTCATTCCGGCGCGTCTGACTGATAACCCCTACCTCGCGCAAACTGGCGAATATGAAGCCATGTTGAGGTCGCTCCCAGAAGTCGAACGAAGGCGTCTTCTAGAAGGGGATTGGGATGTCGCAGAGGGAGCGGCGTTCCCAGAGTTTTCCCGCAACATTCACGTTGTGGAAGCCTCACAGACACAGATACCCCATAATTGGTTGCGCCTTCGTGCGGCGGATTATGGATATGCCGCCCCCTCCTGTGTTCTGTGGGGCGCAGTTGACTGGGATGATACTCTGTGGATTTACAGGGAGTTTTACGGTAAGGGGCAGACTGCAGAAACTCTGGCTAATATCATTGTAAATCTGGAGGGAGACGATCCCGGTATGTACTACTCGGTGCTTGACTCCTCCTGTTGGAACAGGACAGGCACTGGACCTTCAATCGCTGAAACCCTAATTCGATGTGGGGCTAGGTTTACTCCATCAGACAGAAACAGGATTGCAGGTAAACTGGAACTACACAGGCGTTTACAGGTGGATGAGTTTACACAAGAACCAAGAATAAAGATACTTTCAACCTGTACACAGCTTATACGTACTCTCTCAGGGCTACCCCTGTCAAAAACAAACCCTGAAGATGTAGATACGAAAGCGGACGACCACGCCTACGATGCTTTGCGGTACATGTGCATGACTCGTGCAAGAGGCCATCTAACCATCAACTCTATGATGAACAAGATGAAAGAAGCAAAGCCAAAACCTTTTGACTCTACGTTTGGTTACTGAAAATGAAAAAAGCAGACGCTATCAAAGCAGTAATTCAAAATATAAAAGATGAAAACAGGTCTTCTTTTGGTCCTGAAGATATTGAACGTCTTAAAAAAGTATATAGTGGAGGATTGACACAAAATATTATTTCTGACTTTCGAGCAGAGGCCCTTAAAGCAGGAATAGAAGACGTTGACAAACTTGATTTTGAAGAGTATCTACCCTCAAGAAGAAGATATGGACAAAGACCGGGAAAATTTGTTGCTGAACCAGAACCAACTTCAGTAGGGCCAACATCCAAAGGGCTTGGAGCAACAAGGGGTATAACCCTAACAGATGAAGGTCTTACTTTTCTGTTGGCTGAGATTGAACAATCTCCGGAAAGCATAAATACATCATATTTAGATGAGCCATTCACCGGGCGAAAACACGAAACAGACCATTGGAAAGCAAAGGTTAAACTAGATAAAGAACGAGGAACAATTAAAACTTCTTTTAATAATGTTTTACGGAGTGTTTTTGACAAAATTAGAAATTATGGCGATCCCTATGAATTTTTCCCCGAAGTATCGTTTCTTGACGTGTTCGATGACAAGAAGAGACTTAGCCCACAAGTAGTAGACGCCTACCTAGGTGAGTTATGGAAAAGAGGTTGGTTAGAAGATGCTGATCCTGATTTTGAAGCGTTAGATACTGAGTTTAAGGGGCTTGAAAAAAATTACCAAAATAGAGCTTCTACAAGGGGAAGACAACTACTAGACACTAAAAAGAGAAAAGGTATACCTGTTGTAATTGGCGCTGCCTCAGACGGCACTATGGTATACAGCCCTGACGAAGTACGCCCGTACAGTTTAAGATTAAGTGACAAAGGTAAAAAGCATCTTGATAGTATTAGAGCGGGTAGAAATAAAATACTTATTGGAAAATCTGGAGAACGAGTAACAAAAATTGTTTCTGAGATTCCTAGTCTAGAACCCATACCTGACCCGACACTATCTGCGACTCAAACTCTTGATGACCAGTTACGTGAATCTAGAAAGCAATATCGTCAAAATCAAGCCATTCAAAACAGGATTGGTGGGCCGCCGATAGCCAATGAAGTTACCTCACCACGCACAGGTAAAAGATATGCTAACTACAATGCTATGGTGTCAGCAGAGGGTCCAGTACGGCCCCCCGGTGGAGAGACTGTAGAGCCAAATCGGGGTGAAGCTTCGCGAAAAGCAAAAGGAGCAGTTATTGCACGTAGAGATGTAAATACATTTAAACAGGCAATGGCTAACGCCGTAAGTATTAACCCCCAACTGCCTACACACCCTCTTCTGGATGAAGGCGGTAAACCAAACCTGTTTAAAGGCATTATGAGGGAAGCTCGTAAGATTGATCCTACAGTATCTATGAACGCAATGCAGGATATTAAGGACTACTTGTTTTTTACAGGCTATTTGGAAGCTGATGCTGCAGTATCAGAAAAGCTAGGACCATCTCGTTTATCTGACGCTGATGTGCCAGAGTATGTTAAACCTACCCAAAAGTATTACAAGGATGGTTTAAATATATTGGATGCTGGTGGAGAAAACGAACCTTTAGTCATTAGAAAGTTAAGTGCTGACCCTGACATGGATGATGTAAGAAGAGGTGCAAAGCCAATGCCACAAATAACCGGCCCTGAAACAGCAACTCCTGATAAGACAGTATCTGAAAGGACAAGTAGGTTTCTTAGATTTATTGAGGGCGGCAAAAAAGGACTAGGAATTATTTTACCGTTTGGGACGGGGGCTGCAGTATCTGCAATACCAACAAGAGGAGACACAACACCTCTTGGAGATAGAATACTTGAAGGAATTATAGGGTCTACACGATTAGCAGATGCTACTCCTGCAGCCAAAAGAGCAAGAGAAGAAGCTGCAAGAGTGCGAGAAAGGGCTGGACCCGACTATAAGAGAATGAGAAGTGCTGACGAAGAAACTTTTTCCCGCATTGCGGAAGAAGAAGCCTCTGGACGTTTAAAAGGCCCCAGAGGATTTTTATACCTAGACTAATAGAGAGGAAAAACTATGTACGCATATGGTAAAGACTACATCATGGGAATGATGAAGAAACAGGGCGAATTAAGTGACGCCCCGGAAGGTGCCCTGCACCGTGAAGGACTAGAAAAAATGCTGGTCGGCAAGATTGACCGCGATGCGTTGCAGGTAGATATGCCCCGTCCGAAAAGCAAATCGGTCGATCCGGCAGTCTTCCGCATGGCAGATCAAAAAGACTACTAAGTAAGGAAGTCCTATGGACGATTCACCTTTAGGCGATGTTACAGCAGCGGCTTTTGTTGATGACGCTTCTACAAATGTAGTTGGCACTGTTAAGTCAAAGTTTGAAGAAGCAGAGCATGGCCGCTATCAGCATGAACAACGCTGGCTAAAAGCCTACAAAAACTTTAGAGGTATCTACGACTCTACAACTCAGTTCCGTGAATCTGAGAATAGTAAAGTGTTCGTCAAGATTACCAAAACAAAAGTTCTCGCTGCTTATGGGCAGATGATTGATGTTCTTTTTGCTAATAAAAAGTTCCCGATTGTCGTTGAACCTAGCCCTGTGCCTGAAGGTGTAGCAGAGTTTGCACATCTTAGTAAAGCTCCTGTACCTCCACAGCAACAAGAAGAGCCTATGGCAGACCCCTATGGTTTTCCCGGCGATGGCCGCGAAATGCCACCGGGGGCTACAGAGGCTTCTCCGTTAGCCGGATTAGCCGAGAAGTACGAGGGAGTTGATCTGCAGGAAGGCCCAAGTCGTATGGGCGAACCACAGATATCCCCCTCACGCGAAACGGCACGGCACATGGAAAAGCTAATCCATGACCAACTGCATGAGAACAACGCCACGAACATTCTGCGCCACTCACTGTTTGAGTGCGCTCTTCTTGGCACTGGCATTGTAAAGGGGCCGTTAAATGAAAGTAAAACTCTACATAGATGGGATGACGAGAAAAACTACAGCCCGTATAAAAAGCTTGTACCCCGTCTTGAGTCGGTTTCATGCTGGAACTTTTACCCAGACCCCACCGCTACTAGTGTGGATGATTGCTCCTATGTAATTCAGCGCCATCGACTGAACAGGTCGCAGATGCGTGACTTGATGGACAAGCCTTTCTTTAATGGTGGGGCTATTGCTAAATGTCTTAGCGGCGGTCCTAACTACACGGATAAATACTTTGAAGATACTATTCGTGCAGAGAGTCTGGAAGACCTTGCTGCTGTTGACAGATACGAAGTGCTTGAGTTCTGGGGTAATCTGGACAGCGATCTTATTCGTGATATGGGCATTCCTATGGAAGTAGATGATCTTTCAGAGGTTCCTGTAAACGCATGGATATGTAACAATGAGGTGCTACGATTAGTCCTTAATCCGTTTGTGCCATACCGCATTCCATACTTTGCAACGCCCTATGAGATCAATCCCTATCAGTTGTTTGGTATTGGTATACCAGAGAACATGGAAGACGCACAGTTGCTGATGAATGGTCATGTAAGAATGGCTATTGACAATCTAGCCCTTGCTGGTAATGTAGTATTTGATGTAGATGAAGCATCTCTTGTACCCGGACAGAACTATGATATCTATCCGGGTAAAGTGTTTAGGCGTCAGTCCGGTGTTACGGGTACAGCCATTAACGCTGTAAAGTTTCCCAATACCGCTGGTGAAAACATTCAGATGTATCAGGCTGCACGACAATTAGCCGATGAAGAAACAGGATTACCGAGTATCATGCACGGTCAAACGGGCGTGTCCGGTACAGGACGTACCGCTGCAGGACTAAGTATGCTGCTAGGCGGTGCTAATCTCAGCGTAAAAACTGTAATAAAAAATATTGACGATTTTCTTCTCAAGCCGCTTGGTGAGTACATGTTCTTCTGGAACATGCAGTTTGCGGATGATCGTCCTGAGATACAGGGAGATTTGGAGATCAAGCCACAGGGAACTGCTGCAGTCATGCAGAAAGAAGTCCGTAGTCAGCGTCTAACCGCGCTTCTACAGACAGTGGCAAATCCAATGCTCGCTCCGTTTATCAAGATTCCAAACCTTATACGAGAGCTAGCTATTGCACAGGACATTGATCCTGATCTGTTGGTAAACGATATCAACGATGCACAAATCTTTGCAGAAGTATTGAGAGGACTAAATGCTCAACAAGGAAACATGCCAGACCCTGCTGCCGCTGGTCAACAATCAGGCGGCATGGGACAGTCTGGAGGACTACCTGACGGACCTCAAGAACAGGCATCAGGCCCTGCTGGTGGTGGAGAAATCGGACTTAGAGATGCGCTTGCTGCAGGGCAAGGTGCAGGTGGTGGACCACCTCCTATCCCTGAAGACGCAGGTTAATACACAACAGAAAGAATACAGCAAACGTGGCAACTAATCTAGAAGAAGCACTCCAAGGCGCAGGAGCGGTATCCGCTAAACCTGTGACTATGGAAGCTCTCCCTGAAGCTACTATTGATGTGGGAGGCGGTTCTCAGTCTCTTGAGATTGAAGGGCTTGGTGTAAAACGTAGAAAAGACGATCTTTCTGTAACAACGTCTTCTACTTCTCAAATTGCTATTCAAGACTTGTTTGGCGACCTGCTTGATGAAGTAAATTTTTCTGATCCTACTAGTGTAGATGCTTTTAGAGATAATGCAGCTAATCGTATATCTGGACTAGATTCAGCAAGTATTGACAGTATACTTGGGCGACCGTCTACTATTGCTGAAGATACTGCTGCACTTAGTGCTAGCTTCGCATCTACTTTTGCTGATGAGCAATCTTCTAAGAATCAGTTTAGACAGCTTTTTGGCCCTCCTGAACCTCCTAGTGTAGCTGAGTCGGGTTCTGACTCTGATTTTTCTGATGATGCTGGTTTTGATTTTGATGCTGCTGGTTTTGGTTTAGACGTTGCTGATCCAGTAGGCGATCCTAACTTTGGTAGTATTGCTGGGCTTGGTATAGGTGCTTTAGGACCGGGAAGCTTTGATGTTGGCGCTTTTGCTGCACAGCAAGCAGGAGCAGCCGTAGGAGTAAACTTTGGTGCAATACAGGGCGCTTTAAATGCAGATATATCTAATCCTGCAAGCGCAGTTAATGCTGTATTTAGTGCTATTGACGTTACAAGTAATATTGCAGATATTGCTCAGAGAGGAGTAAGTATACCAGACTTGTTTTCTAATGTTGAGAGAACTATTGAAGGAGTTGCTCAAAGTGTCTACAACGCGATAACCAATCCTGAACAAGAGCTAGCTTCTTTTGGTATGAATATGGCATACGGAACTCAGTTCCCTGACCTGTATCAATTTGACTTACCTCAAGGTCAAATGAACTTTGCATTTGATAAAGTAACAGGAAAAATAGCTACACCGGGACTACTTGGTTTTATGATGGGGATGGTGCCGACAGGCGTAATGTCAAGCGCGTATAATTTCGCTCAGGGCCACTCTAGTATGCAGCAACAGCAGGATGCTAACAGAAGTGCTATTGATGCTTTTGCTGGGCCACAACATACAACTAATAATCCTGAAGTTGGAGTGTACTCTTCACCCACTGCAGCACAAAATCTGGCTAGAGGTGAGGAAGCTACGACAGGTTCTTTCGCCGCTGTAGATATGTCAGCTTCAGGGATTGGCGCGGTTGGTTTTGATTTAGGCGCTCTTGCAGAAGCTATGGGACCAGAGGGTAATCTTAGTAATCTTAGTTATGCAGATTATGAAGCAGCATCTTTAAATGGCACTATGGGACACGGGTCACCCGGTTTTGATGCTATTGATGAAGAGCAAGCCATTCTTGACGATTTAAATGCCCAACTTGAAGGTGCGGGACTTAGTACCTCTAGAGATATAGCGGAGGCTGCTCAAGCGTCTGCTGTTTTTTCTAGCGTAGCACTGGCAGGTTTTGAAGCGGCAATCGGTGCACAGGCTATAGGTACCGCAACGGCGGTGGGTAATCTTTCTGCTTATGATATAACGCAAGAGGAGGCTGCTGGTTATTATTCTGACGAGGTAGACCTAGAGGCACAACGGACAGATGTTGAAGGCAGGATGGAGAATTTAAGTTCTGCTGTAGCAGCGCAATACAAAGACCAACCCAATACCCTTGCTTATGCAATAGAAGTAGCTAAAAGTATTATGTCATCTCCTGTACCCGTAATAGACCCTCTAGCAGAAATAAAAGCATATATGGCCATACCGGAAGTAGCATATCAAGCAATTTTTGAGACACCAGAAGCAGGACAAGCTCGCGCTGACTACGGGGCGTATTACGGTGTGCAGCTAGGGAGTTTTGACGCACAAGGATATAACAGCCCAGACCCCAGCAGAGACGCTATGGATTTAGCTAATTTTGCTATGGATATAACACAGAGAAGTACCTTTAACACTGCAAACGTGGAAGATGAATCAATAGGCGCATATATGGGCAGTCTTATGGGTGCTTTTGACTTTTCAACTATGGCAGAAACAATAGAAGCTTTTAATAACGAACCTCTAGGTGCTTTTGACATGGACATGAGTAATCTGACAGGTTTTCATGGCAACATTGGCGATGCTGACGCTGCCTCCGACGCGATGGGCACTGATGTAACTGGTACCGGACCTGCAGCGGGAGCGCCCGAAGACTTTAGTGATGATATGACGCAAGCTGATCAAGATGCAGCGGCTACAGAAGCATTCGGTGATTTGTCTTACGGTCAGGAAGACATTAGTGAAGCAGACGCGGACTGTTTTGTTCAAGGAACTCCAGTATTGATGGAGGATGGCTCTACAAAAGCTATTGAAAAAGTTGTAGTCGGTGATCTCGTTGCTGGTAAAGACGGCAACGCCAATGAGGTTAAATCTACACACATTAGAAAGCCAGACATTCCCTTCTTATATGGTTTCAATGGTCATAAGCCCTTTGTAACAGCATACCATCCGTTTATGACAAAAGAGGGATGGGGCTGCTTTGAACCAGAGAAGTTTAAAGAGCATCGTCCCGCTGCATATCAAGAACTTGCTAACGAACAGGGCGGTAAAGACCTAATTAAAATTAAAAAAGATTGTGAAATCCTACGTAGCGACAATGAATGGGTATTAGTTGAAGATGTTGTTGTTGAAGGTTGTGACCCTAATCTGACAGTATATAATCTTTCCGTAGCTAATGATAAAACTTTTGTAGCAAATAGTTATATTGTTCACAATAAAGCGGACAGCGGCAGTTGGGTTATATGTACCGAGCTAAAAAATCAAGGAAAACTTGATGCAGAGTTATACAATGTTGCATCTGTCTACTTTAGAAACAACCTCTCACAAGATATTCTTGAGGGCTATTGGGCATGGGCTATATCCTATGCAGAGCGTATGAAGCACAATAAACTTGCAACAGCATGGGCGAAACCGTGGGCGCGTGGGAGAGCAGTAGAAATTGCACATCGTATAGACCCTTCTAAGTATCCAAAATCTTCTTTTCTTGGCAAGTTAACAATCTGGTTAGGCGAACCTATATGCAGCCTAATAGGTAAATCAATTAGACTATTTAAAAATAAGCAACTCGTTAACAAACGATTAGACTACTAGCAGGATTAGTATTAGCTATGGAAATAACACAAGATCAATTTACAGCTAACCTGAATGCAATGCCTCAAGAAGCGCAGGTACAGGTCATAGAAATTATCGAAAACAATGAACCTCCTGCGCTGCAAGCGTTTGCTGCTAGCTTGGGCGTTACGCTTTCGATGGGTGAAGAGCCAATGGCAGAAGAGCCAATGCCGCAGGAGCAACCCTCTGTACTTGATGAAGTAATGGCAGAAGAGCCTGTAGCACCAGAGGAACCTGCCCCGGTAGAAGCACCTCTGCCAGAAGAGTCTCCCATGCAGGACCAGATGCAACAGTTAGCCCTTGGCGATCAGGTAGCCGGTATGATTGATCAGCCGGGAGCAGAAAATCAGACAGGTGTAGCTGATGATGTACCCATGAATGCAAGGGAAGGCGCGTACATTGTAAACGCAGCCGCTATTGCAAAGGTGGGTAAAAAGGACTTTGAAGAGCGCATCATTGAACCTGCTATTGAATACCTAAAAGAAAAAGAGGGTATAGAGATAGACAAAGCTAATATTACAAGGCCAGCACAGCAGGTTAATGGTGAGCAAAAAATACTGGCTTCAAATAAAGAGTACCATATTCCTCCAGAATTAGCCGAAGTGATAGGTACGGACCTGCTTGACAAGATTAACAAGCGTGGTGAAGCGGAGACAGAGAAGAAGTTGGAAGAGCAAAAACAGCAGCCCCAGCAAAAGCAGGAAGCCCCCATACGGGCTAGCATAGGAACTCCGGGAGGCATATCTAAAAAAAAAGTTGACCCAAGAGAAGAAGCAAAAAAAAAATTAAGGGTTAGAGAAAATGATCGTTTAGAAAAAGGAAAAGATACAACTTCTACAGCAGAAAAATTATTTAAAAAAGAAAGATTTTTAACAATTGGTTTCGGTCATAGAGTTGTTCCTAAAGAATCCTCTACACTGTTTCAAAAGCTTTTCAAAGTTTCTCCTCAAGATGCTTCACGTATAGTCAATGGAAAGCTTGCAATTACTAGAGATCAAGCATTAAAACTGTTTGATTTTGATTATGATACTAAAGAAAAAGATGTAATTAGGCGTGTTGGTGGCGAACAGGTTTATAGAAATTTACCTACAGAAGTTCAAGGAGTTTTTGTAGATGCAAACTTTAGAGGCGACTTTATAAAGACAGATAAAAAAGGCAGCATCGTCAAACAAGAGTGGGTTAAACATGCTCTTAACGGAGACTATGCAGCCGCTTCAGCAGAAGTTTTAAATCACGATGAACTTAAAGCTAACCCCAAAAGTGGAATAGCAAAGAGGTTGAGAGATTATAGCAAGACTCTTGCATCTTTTGCTGTAAACAGCCCACCCGAAGGAAGAACACCTCTTGCGTTAGAGAAAGCCCCTCCAGCGCGGGAAACACAGACAAATAATATTAGAGTTTCGCCAGAAAGCGTTAATAGAAGCTTTATGGCAGAAAGTCCCGATCAAGACCCAAGATTGCGGACACCCCCTGCAGCCACCCGTTGATACAACGGCCCTGCTAGACTAACCCAACTGCGGCTACCCCTCAGAGGCCCCGCAAGGAGGAAAAATGACTACCCAAGAACAGGAAAATCTAGGCCCCTATCGTGGCAAATATCGTTCTGAATTGAAGGATGATGTACAAGACGAACAGGCTACCCTAGAAGAAAGTGAAACTGAAGGCGAGGTTATTGATGATGAAACCATTTCCGTCTCTACAGAAGTAAAGACGGAGGAGCATGACTACAAGAAACGCTATGATGATCTCAAGAAGCATTACGATTCTAAACTCTACGAGTGGAAAGAAGAGCGTGAACAGCTTATGCAAGGACCGCAACCTATAGAGGAATTTCCTGAAGAGGATGCGGACATTGCAAACTTTAAAGAGAATTATCCTGACGTTTACAACGTAGTTGAAGCTATGACTACTAAAAATTCTGCAAAAGAAGTTCAAGAACTAAAAGAAGAGATTGAACGTCTTTCTGCAAATGAAGAGCAGTTACAAGCTAAAAATGCTTACCAAGCACTGTTAGCCCTGCATCCAGACTTCTCTGATATCAAGAAGTCAGACCAGTTTAAAGAATGGTTAGGAAAGCAGCCACCTAGTATTGCGGATGGAATCACCAAAAATAATAACGATGTTCAGTACGCCTCTCGCGTTCTAGATTTGTACAAAGCAGATACAGCTAGTACAAAGAAAACCAGAGGGCGTCCATCTAAGAAACAGTTAGAAGCTGCGGCAGAGGCTGTTACTCGGACTACCCCTGTTAACGTCTCTACTAATAATAGCGATGCTAATAAAAAAGTATGGACGACCTCAGAGATACGTAGACTCAAACCGCATGAGTTTGACAAGCTTGAAGCAGAGCTAGATCAGGCAAATGCGGAGGGACGTATCGTTAATGGCTAAACTTATAGAAAGGTAAGGAAATGGCTGTTGGTGTATCCGCCGGTTACGGTAATCTACCGTCCGGTAATTTCCAAGCCGAAATCTATAGCCAGAAGGTTCTCAAGTTTTTCCGCCGTGCGTCAGTTGTAGAAGACATTACTAACACTGACTACGCCGGGGAAATTGAGAATTTCGGTGACACGGTTCGCATTATGAAAGAACCGACTGTCTCCATTTCAGCGTACACCCGTGGTGCTGTGGTTACTCCGCAGGACTTGGCAGACGATGAAATTCAATTGACTGTAGATCAGGCTCAAGCGTTTGCGTTCAAGGTAGATGATATCGAAGAACGTCAATCGCATGTTAACTTTGAGGCGCTTGCCACCTCTTCAGGTGCATTCTCTCTCAAACGTAACTACGATAAAAACGTACTTCAGGCCATGATTGATGGTGCGGGTATCAAGGGTGCTTCTGGCTCCGTTGAAACCGACTCCAATCTTGGCACTGCAGGTACTCCTCATACGATGGATGGCAGTGATGCTGGTGATGAGGCTGTACATATCATTGCTCTTATGGCGCGTCATCTTGATCAAGCTGATGTTCCAGAGGAAAATCGATGGTTTGTAGCGCCCCCGCGTTTCTATGAAACTCTCTACAAAGCGGGTGCTAAAATTGCTGAAGTTCAGGTAACTGGTGACGATCAGTCCCCCATGCGTAATGGGATGCTGACGGCTCAGAAAGTTATGGGCTTCACGCTGTATAAATCCAATGCCCTTCGTCAGTCCGCTGATGCGACTACGACTACGGACATGGTATCCCTCAGTGGCGTTGCTTCGGGCGAGAACATTGTTCTTGCGGGGCATATGTCCTCAACGGCTACTGCTAACTCCATTGCTAAGACTGAAGTTATTCGTGATCCCGATTCCTTTGCGGATGTGGTTCGCGGTCTGCACGTATATGGCCGTAAGGTCATTCGTCCAGAAGGCTTGGTCCTTGGCATTGTTGACTACAGCTAGAGGAGGTATGAATTATGGCTACTTATGATCGTACTATTTCTGGCGGTGGAACCGTTGGTCATCCTTCGCGGATGCCCTCTCCTTATGTGGTCACTTCGCAGGTCCACGATACTGCCGATGGTGGTACTGGAGGAGACGTTGTACAGCTTGTAGACGTTCCTGCAGATACCATGATTGTTGCTGGTGCGCTTGAAGTTCTTGAAGCGCGTGGTAATGGTCAGATTACCCTAGACGTTGGTGTTACTGGTGGTGATGTAGACTGTTTTATTGACGGTTCTGCATGTGCCGCTGGTTTTACGCCGTTTCTAGAAGCTGCCGTTGGAGCCTCTGGTTCTAACGCTCGTATCTTGACAAGTGCTGACACGATTGACGCCCTCATCCTTGATGGTGGTTCAACTGGTGAAAGCGCACTTCGTTTCCGCGTTCACGTTTGCATGGTTGACATTTCGCGCAACCCGCTTACGGAAGCGGCCACGGTGTCGTCGGGTACGTAATCGTACTAAAGGTTTCTGTGGGGTTCCTTTTAAAAACCCCACCCTTCTTGCTTTGATGTGAACTGACGGAGGTACATATGTTTATCAAGCTACTGACTGAAGATGAAGTAAATTTTTGTCTGGACAAGATTGACCAGAACACGTTTAAGAATGGGGAAGATACTGCCCCTGATCTAGAGGACATAAAAAGTAACAAAGAATCTAAGAGTGTCCCAGACGAGGTAAGGAAGCTAATTACAGACAAGCTGTATGATACACACTATATTGACAGCGTGTATTGTCCTACCAGAGTATCAGTAAATTTTTACAACAAGTATCTTGAAGGGGATTACTACGATTTACACGTAGATGCTTTCAAGGCAAGGCCAAAATCAAACAACGTATTTTTTGACTACGGCTGGAGCATAAACTTAACAGATGACTACGAGGGCGGGGAGTTTACACTAGCAACTCCTGTAGGTCAGATAGGTAAGAAACTAAACGCTGGAGAAGCGGTAATCTTTCCTATCATTTACCCGCACGGCGTAGAAAAAGTTACTAAAGGATTTAGGCAAAATATAATTGGATGGATGTCTTCTAACGTATCTTACGAACAGTCTTTTATTTTGCAAAACATGTACGAAGTAAATGCCTATCTTATGAAAGCTCAGAAAGACATGTTTACAAAATCAACACTGGTTCAAACGTATTTAAAGAAGGCTTGGGGAATGTAAGGTGAAATTTCTTTTAGCAGCGGTACTTCTTTGTGTAACGGCAGGTTTTAGCCAAGCGCAACAAGCTAGCACTCTGTGTTTTCCAGTTGGCGCGCTTGAATCTCAGGCTGAAAAGCACGGAGAGTACCCTGCTTTTTCATTTAAAGATACTCAGTATAATATAACTTTTACCATGTACATAAACCCAGTTACCGGAACATATACATTGCTTGGCGTATCTGATCTAAACCGTGAAGTAGAATGTGTAGGCTCGATTGGAACTGATTTTAAACCTGCTGTATACGAGCCTGAAGGAGTAGATTCTTGACCTCAACACTATCAAGAGCAGTACGATTAAGAAATGCTGCAGTTGCGCTTGACGGCACGAGTCAGACAACTGTGTACACTGTTCCTGCAGGTCACGATGCTGTTCTAAAAAATATAATTATCTGTGAAACGTCAGGAAACGCCACTCCTGTAACTCTAGAGCTTACAGATGCGAGTGCTAGTGCTACCTATAAGCTTCTTGGTAGTAAGAGCGTGGCGGCAAATGATTATGTATTACTCGCTCTAGAATTAAACTTGAACGAGGGAGATATCATAAAGTTAACTGCAGGAACTGCTGACAGGATAGAAGCAGTGTTAACTATAGATGAACTCTTCTTAGCCAACCACAGTTAGGCAAGCCATGAATTATGTAGAACTAATCAACGCTGTTTTGTATGACCTCAACGAAACAACTATTGCAGAGACTGCTGCTGGCTTATCCGGCACACGGGGCGTACAGACTACAGTTAAAAAAGATATAAACAAAGCTATTCGCGATATTGATGCTGAATACATACAGTGGCCGTGGCACTTCCACAACGGAAGGTACACGTTGTTTGGCGGCAAGGGCAAATACAAGTATCCGGTAAAGATAGAAGTGTCCAGTGTCAGCGGAGGCTTTACTATTAACGAAATGATTACGGGGGGTACGTCCTCTGCGAAGGGTGTCCTGCGTAGGGTGCCGCCGCATGGAGGACATACGGACGAACAGTACATGCTGATTGAGCCTGTAGAGGGTGAGTTTCAAGCGTCCGAAACTCTGACAGGAGTATCGTCCACTTTTACGGCTACATCCGGTGACATTACTTTCTGCACGGACGTAGACTATGACAGCTTTTTCTTGCGCCCCCAGAACCTTATTCGGCAGGGAGACTTTGACAAGACCTATACTCTAGGTTCTTTCTGGGACAGTAGAAGCTCAGACCCTGCAGGAACAAGCACCTCTGGAACTCCTGCCCTTAGTAATTCAGTTAGTGGTAGAACGTATGCTTCAGGAGTTTTGCGGCTAAACGCTGGGTGCGTAGATCAGGCAATACCTACCGTAGAGAACAGGACGTACCGCATTACAGCTAGGATAGCCTCTGGAACTATCTCGTCTACCTCGGAAACACTAAACGTGTTCGCAGGGTCTAGCAGTGATAAAGACTCTGACTTATCTACTACCTTTACTATTACAAATGTTGGTGGTGGAGAGATCAAGACCGCTACGTTTACAGCCTCTACACAACAGACTTTTATTAGTCTCAGCAACACTGCTTCGCAAAACCTTGATGTAGATTTCGTAGAGGTATTTGAGGAAGATGCGTCAGCCACGCCCCTCAAGTACAAATCTTTTGAAGAGTATCACGAAGGTCTTGGGCGGCACCATTCTTCGTACAGGCAGAGCGAGTTTTTAGCCCTGTCTGCGCCAGATGACGGCTTCAATAGCCCTGACTGTGTGTACCGTGTAAGAAATGACAACTCATTTGGTATTACGCCTATACCTGAAAATACGCAGTATGACGTTCTTTTTGACTTCTACGACTCCTCTCCAGACCTATCCGTGTTTACTGATAAACCAAAAATACCTGTAAGATACCATGATGTAATTGTAGCGCGTGTAAAATACTACACGCATATTCTTAGGGGCAATGATCAGGCGGCACAGTTTGCGTTCCGCGACTATGAGAATGGTATTCGTAGAATGAAGACTGAACTGCTAAATCAAAAAGACTACATGAGAGCCGTTTAATGCCAGTACAAGCCTTTCCTGTAAACTGCGATGGCGGGTTAGTTCTCGACAAAAGTGTGTTCGTTGCAAAGCCCGGAGAAGCCATTACTCTGCAAAACTATGAACCGTCTGTGACGGGGGGCTATGCTAAGATAAAAGGCTTTAGCAAATATGATAGCAATCAGGTGACAGGCTCTGGTGGAATACTGGGAGTAGCTGTCTGGAACGACAAGGTTGTTGCGGCCAGAGATGCAAATGTTATGCACAGTTCAGGTTCTGGCTGGACTTCAATAACCACTGCCCGCTCTAGTGCTGAAAGGTACACCTTCTCAGTATATAACTGGACAGGCACTGAAAAGATTGCAATGGCTGACGGAGTTAATGACGCAGCCACTTACGATGGTAGCACATATTTAGCTCTTACAGGAGGAGCCGGATCAGGAGCAGGTACAAAACCTACGGCTCCTGAAGTTGTAGTAGAACACAAAAATCATCTATTCTTCTGCGGTATGACTAATAAGAGGCATCTTCTGCAGTTTAGTGCGCCCTACAGTGAAAATGATTTTAGTGCCGCATCGGGTGCAGGAGAGATATCCATTGGCGATGAGATCGTGGGGCTGGCTACTTTCCGTGAAACTCTGGTCATCTTCTGCAAAGACAGCATTTACAGACTAGCAGGTTCCAGTGTTTCAGACTTTGTTCTGCAGCCTGTCACACGAAACATTGGTTGTGTTTCGCGCTTTAGCATACAGGAAATAGGCGGTGATCTGATCTATCTTGCACCTGATGGTCTACGTACAGTTGCAGGTACTGAAAAGATTGGCGATACAGAACTAGGAACAGTTTCCAAACAGGTGCAGTCTAGGCTAAATGATCTTAGTGCTGTTCAGATATCCAATATCTCTTCGCATGTTATAAGACGAAAAAGCCAGTACAGGCTATATTACCCTACAACCTCTGGCACTGAAGCATCTTCAACAGGGCTGATGGCCGTTTTAAAGCGTAATTCTGAAACAGGACAAATTGGTTGGGAATACGCGGACTTAAAAGGCATTAAACCTATGTGCGCCACTCATGGAGATATCTCTGATGAAGAACAGGTACTGCACGGGGATTACGATGGAGGCTATGTATACAAGCAAGAATCTGGTTCTACACTTGACGGAACTAATATGGCCTGTATTTACAGAACTATCGACTATAACATGGGCGATGTTGGTGTACGTAAAAATATGCAGAGAATAGTTATCAACTACATCGGAACAGGAACAGTATCCTCTGTGGACATGAACCTTGAGTATGACTACGGCGATATACTTCTTCCCAGCCCTGCCCTGTATGACTTGCTAGACCCATCCGGGTCCGCGTTTTATGGCAGTGCGCTTATGGGTACAGCAGAATATGACGCAGCAGTATACACACCTTTGTACAGACAATCTGTAGAAGGTTCAGGATTTGCTGTTGCACTAAAATTTACAGATACAAGCACAAACCCTACCTATACTCTTAAAGGGTTTTCACTAGAATTTACACCGGGAGCTAGAATGTAATGGGTACAGCATACACAAAAACAAGCCCAACAAATTTTGTAGATGGAGAGACAATCAATGCGTCTGACTTCACTACCGAGTTTGATGCTATTGACGCCACGTTTGAAACGGGAGGCCATCAGCATGACGGTACAGATGGTGAGGGGGGAGCGATTGAGAAGCTTCTTAGCAATACCATTACTTTTGGTACTGGCGTTGATACAGATATTTCTGTAACCTTTAATGCTAACAGCAATGATGGTGTTTTAACGTGGATGGAGGACGAGGACTACTTCAAGTTTAATGATAAGATTATGATCATTGATGATACTACTCTTATCTTTGGTTCTGACTCCAACTGGACAATTGAGTACGATGAGGATGGAGACGATGATCTTGTAATGACAGGATCAGATATAAGCATTGAAAGCTCCACCTCTGCAAAGCCCGTCCTACAGCTACTCAATACAAATGCAGATGCAAACGGCTCTACGATTAAATTTAATAAGAACGGAGCCAGCGTTGCTGATAGCGATATTATAGGCAACGTAGACTTTGTTAGTGAAGATGACGGAGGAAATGTCCACACCTACGGTAGAATAAGAGGCACCGTGGTTGACATGACAGGGGGACAAGAAGAAGGCAGCATAGAATTTTATGTTGCTGAGAATGATGGCACTCTAACCAAGGGCATGGACATTGTTGGTCTTGGTTCCGATGCTAATATCACTGTAGATATATCTACCCATGATGGTGCTGCTGGCGGCCTTAAACTGGGTGGAACATTAGTCACATCAACTGCAACCGAGCTAAACATACTTGATGGTAAAAGCTTCTTAGACGAAGATGATATGTCTTCAGACAGTGCAACAGGCATTCCATCACAGCAATCTGTGAAAGCCTATGTAGATGCTGAAAAGGCAGATATGTCATTTGTGTTGGAAGATGGCGATGGCACTGAAGTTACCATAAATAAAGACAATGAAGTTAAGTTTGTAGAGGGCGGCGGTCTTGATATTGATTGGACTGATACAGACAATGGTACTGACGGCGATCCCTACGACCTTACCTTTACTGTTAACGCAACTCAAACAGGCATTACATCTCTTACAAATACGAGTTTGGTTATTGGCCGTGATGCTGACAACGACATAGACTTTGCAACGGACAATACAATTATATTCAGGGCTGAAGGTGCGGATCAGGTTAAGATAATTGACGGCGTGCTGGCACCTGTAAGCGATGCTGATATTGACCTTGGCTCAAGCAGCCTTCAGTTCAAAGATGCCTACATACACGGAACACTTGAGGCAGATGCCATCACGCTAAACGGCACTGCGCTTGGAAGTCTCTACTCTCCTATTGCTGGTTCTAGCAGTATTGTAACAACGGGCGCTCTTGATTCAGGCTCTATCACTAGCGGATTTGGCACAATCAATAATGGCTCGTCCACTATTACGACTACTGGTGCAGTATCCGGAGGAAGCTTTGTAGTTCCTGATGATGGAGATATAGGTTCTGCAAGTGCTACAGATGCCATACAGATTTCTTCTGGAGGTATTGTTACCTTTAAAGATGATATTAAAATCAAGGACGGCGGCACGATTGGTGTAGCCTCTGCAGCAGATGCCATGACTGTTTCTTCTGCGGGTATCGTCACCTTCAAAGATGATATTCTTATCAAAGATGGCGGTACCATTGGTGTAGCTTCGGACGCTGATGTTATCACTATAGCTTCAACAGGCGTAACTACCTTCTCTAAAGCGGCGGTTGGCAGCACGGATACTGATACAAGTAACACAGGAAGCGTTACACTAGACTTTAATACTAATCAAAACTTTGTTCTTACCTTTACAGGCAACGTAACGCTGGCCAATCCCAGCACAGAGTCGGTAGGTCAAACAGGAGTTATAATCTGTATTCAGGACGGAACAGGCTCCAGAACTCTCAGTCTAGGCACAGACTACGAAACTGTTGGAGGGGCAGGTATTACTTTAAGCACAGCCGCTGCTGCTGTTGATGTTATACCCTATGTGGTAAAAGCTAGCGGCTCAATCCAACTTGGCGCACCACAACTGGCTTTCTCATAATGGTGTTATCTAACTCACAATGGCTGGCTAATCCCGGCGTGACGTATGAAATAGATCAGTCTATTCGTTTTAACGACGATGATTCTGCTTATCTTAGTCGTACTCCCGGCAGCGCAGGTAATCGTCGGACATGGACATTTAGCTGCTGGGTAAAACGGGCAAACATAACGGGTGCAAACTGCCCGATTTTTACGGCGGGTGGAGATGAATGGTTAATGTTCCTAAGCGGTAACACGTTGGGATTCAACCAAGATGGCACTAACAACTATCGCATAGTCACAACTCAGTTATTCCGTGATCCCGGTGCTTGGATGCACGTAGTGCTTCGAGTTGATACAACTAATGCTACGGCGGGGGACAGGTTTCGACTGTACATAAACGGCTCAGAGGTTACAGACTTCGGTACAGATACAAATCCCCCGCTTAACTATGACACTGCGATGAATAACACAGTCGAACACAACATAGGAAAACTAATCGGTTCGTCAGCGTTTTTTGACGGCTACCTTGCAGAGATTAATCACATTGACGGAAGCAGTTTGGCACCGGGCAGTTTTGGTGAAACAAACGAAGATACAGGCCAGTGGGTGCCGAAAAAGTACTCTGGTTCGTATGGAACAAACGGCTTTTATATTGATGGTCGGGACAGTTCTGATCTTGGCGACGATGAGTCAGGAAATGGAAATGATTACGCCAGTAACAACTTGGCAGCGGCGGATCAAGTCACAGACAGCCCAACTAACAACCACTGTACTCTTAATTCAATCAAACAAGATCAGACTGGACTGTCAAACGGCAACCTTCAATTCACCACCAGCAGCACCAGTACGCACAAAATGGCGTCTGCTACAATCGCTCAAACCAGCGGCAAGTGGTATTGCGAAGTTACCTGTAATGCGACACTTGGAAGCAACGCCCGCATTGGAATTATACCTGAAGACAATGTAAATTTCACAGGGTCTAACGCTCACGTTGGCGACGATGCTAATAGCTTTGCCTACGTCGATAACGGGCAGAAAGAAAGCAACAATAGTCAAAGCAGCTACGGGGCTTCTTATGCAAATGGTGATGTAATTGCTATGGCATTAAATTTAGACGACAATGAAATTACTTTTTACAAAGATGGTTCAAGTCAAGGTGCAATTAGTATAACAGCCAACACAGAATATCGGTTTGCTGCGAGCCAATATAACGCCGGGGGCATGTTATTTAACTTTGGACAGGCAGCGTTCGCGGCAACGCCACCTACAGGGTTTAAAGCATTAACAAAGGAAAATTTACCGGACCCAACCATCGCTGATCCTTCGGCTTATTTCCAGTCAACGACCTATACTGGCAATGGATCAACCCAATCAATCACCAATGCTGGAAACAGTGACCTGCAACCAGATTTAATTTGGATTAGAAACCGTGACGCAACGGACGGTAATGTTCTGACTGATGCGGTGCGTGGCGCGACAAAAATTCTGGCAACGGATTCGACGGGTGCCGAAAGCACTGACGCAGATACGGTGACGGCGTTTGCTTCCGATGGCTTTGCATTGGGCGATGATGATAAAGTAAACACAAATACGGAAAATTATGTCGCATGGCAGTGGAAGGCCGACAGCGCGTGGTCTGAAGACGCGACGGGAAATATTCTCGCGTCTAGCGGTCGTCGGAACACCACGGCAGGATTTTCGATATGCAGTTGGACTCACCAAACTTCTGGTAACTACGCAATCAAGCACGGGCTATCGACCACCCCCGAATTTCTTATGACTAAATCGCGAGACAATACGGTCAACTGGGACACTTGGCATCAAGACCTTGCCGATACCGCAAAAAGAATACTTGTTAATACAACTGGGGCAGAAATAACGGCCTACTGGGTTAATGCCTCTGACAGCGCAGACGGGAGCGGTGCTTATACGGACATTCAAAGCGGCGAAAGTCCAGTAACCGCATCACTTTTTGGGTTTCAGCACGACAACTTCGCTGCGACAGACGACATCATTGGGTACTTCTGGACTGGCATCGAAGGGTATTCGTCCTTTGGAAAATATGTCGGCAACGGATCGTCCACGGCTGCTCCTTTTGTTTACACAGGATTCCGTCCCGCCCTCGTTGTAACCAAAAATATCTCAAACTCCGGTGACGCATGGCCCGTGGCTGACGCTGCGAGATCGCCTTTCAATGTTGCGAACGCAACAGTGTTTTGGAACCAAACCACGGCAGAAACAACCGGCTACGCAATTGACCTACTCAGTAATGGGTTTCGCCCTGCTAGCGCCGATCACTCGGTTAATGAAAGCGGCGCGACGATCATATATGCGGCTTGGGCCGAAAGCCCGTTCAAAACAGCGAATGCACGTTAGGAGAATAAAGTAATGTGGAAACATAATGGCAGAACAATTCGAGAGTTTAAATCTTGGGTTGATGACAGTGGAATAACACATCCAAAAAACTGGCACATTTGGTCGGCGGATGAGAAAGCTGCTGCTGGTCTTACAGAAGTTGTAGAAGAAACACCTCCTGATAGCCGTTTGTATACGTGGTCTATGGGTTCAGATGGTAAGATAAGTAAAACTGCTAGAAATTTAGATGATACTGGTTCTGGTGATGATTTAGTTTTTGGTGTAAAGTCTAATTTAAAGCAAGAAGTTAAAAACCAACAAGGAGCCTTGCTAGCTCAAACTGATTGGGCAGTAGTTCGTAAGGCTGATAAAGGCACAGCTATACCAAGTAATATACAAACTTGGAGAGACGCTATTCGCACTAAAGCTACCGCGATGGAGAGTGCCATAGATGGCGCGGCTAATACGGATGCAGTTGCAGCTTTGTTCTTAACGCACACACTTAACGACGACGGCAGCATGAGCAAAGCCGGAATTTTGTATGATTGGCCTGAATTAGGAGATTAACCGTGGTTGCTAGGGGTCTTGCCTTATTTTACATTGCAGTTATACTAGCCGCTGTAATTAGTTCAAGAGCAGAGGCAGCAGATACTAATACTGTATCCTCTACCGTAGTTACAGACAAGACTCCACCTACTGCCTCTGCACCTTCTGTAGTAATTAACAATACAGACGTATGTAAGAGCGCCAAGAGTGCAGCAGTGCAGACACAGATATTTGGTTTTGCAAGTGGTATTACCGTAACAGATGCTACCTGCGAACTGTTAAAACTTAGTCGCTCTCTGTACGGAATGGGTATGAAGGTGGCAGGGGTTAGCCTACTCTGTACAGACCACAGGGTATTTGACGCTATGTGGATGGCAGGTACGCCCTGCCCCTATAAAGGAAAGATAGGGGATGAAGCAAGGGTCGCATGGGAAGCCAACATGAAGGATGCGCCTGAAGGAAACACTGTGCTAATTGAGAAGAAAGAAACATCTAACTATTCAGCACGAACTGAAAGCTACGAGTTCCCGGACGAATATGAAAACTATGATTAGATGGCTTCTTTTTCTATCTGTGCTGTTTGCAATTATGGCAGTCACATTTAGTTCTGATGCAGAAGAGACAGAGATTGTTACGGGACAGGAGACTAGCCCAAACTATATACCTGAGATGGGGCAGTTTACCAGATCAGGCGGCACCAATACAGGCGGAGGCAGAGGATGCTCTTCAGGCAACTTCTGTACTGCTGGCACACAAGGGCCGGGAGGGACGTACACAAGCACGTTTGATCTGGAAGAGAACATGACTTTGGATCAGATTAACCGGGGGTTTGATATGGATTACGGTGTGGAGGTTGAGTCCCACCCAAGTAACTCTGTACTGGCTTCCTGTTCTGGCGGCAACGTCATGCAAAACTCTGATTGCAGAGACATATTTAATCTTACTGTTACTCTGCTGGATGTAGACAATGTTGTACACAAATTTGAACATGAAGTTGAGTTAGACTTTACAGGAACACGGCCCTTTGCTTTTTCTCAAGCCATACCAGAAAATGACTTCACAGGACTAAGGGGGGAGTTTGAGTTATTCGGCATAGATGCGGGGTTTCCAAGTGGGTTTTTCGGCCCACGATTTGACAATCCCTTCCTCAATACGACTTTCGATCTTGTTACGATTTTAGAGACAGAGGTGCTAAATATTATTGAACTGCAGCAAGAGGTAGAAGTTGTTGATATACAGGAGATAGAGGTAGAACTTGAGCCTGTAGAACCGGAAGAAGTGGAGATAGCCACAGAAATAGTGGTTGAAGAAATTGAAACTGTAGAACTGGAAATAGAAGTGCAGCAGCCTGTAGAGCCGGAAACTGCACAGGAAGAAATGGAAGTTGCTGCAGAGGTTGAAGAAGAAATACAAGAAGCGGAAGTAGCTGAAGAAGATGTTGCAGAACCAGAACCAACCGAGCAAGAACCGGCTACTGAGACTGCTAGCGCCGACGAGCCAGAAGAACAGCAAGAAGAACAGGCTGAACCCGCTGAAAAGAAAACTGTTGCTCAGAAAGTTAAAGAGAAAGTCGCTAAAAAGATTATGAGCAAGATGAACGACAAGAGCAAGTATGACTCGACTAATCAGGTTAGGACATTAGCCGTCATGGGCGTTCTTGGTAACAGCCGTAGCTTCTTTGGCGCACAGGCTACTCTGCAGGATACTCCCGGTTTCTTCAGCGGGGCTACCATACCGGATAATAGTATACCTACAAATAACACAGCGCAATACCTGATGTTTGGCGGTAGCAATCAGGCGCACTCTGAAATGATGGACAGCCAATGGCAGAAGTAGAGTACAAAGGCATAAAGATAGGTGGCAGCAAGCTACTACTTGTTTTTCCTCTACTAGGTACAATAGGCGGTGGTCTGTGGGCTGGCTTTGAATTTTACAAAGATTACATGGACATGCGCTCAAAGATCGAAAAGTACACGGCACCTGACCTGTCGGGCTTTGATAAAAAATTAGCCGTGCTACGACAGGACATGAATAATCTCAAGGAGCTAGAGGCAATAATAAAACAATCAGCCTCAGATGCCAGAGATTATGCAAGAGACATAAAGAACGATTTAAAAGACGAGATTATACGAACAGAAAAATTAGTCGAGGCTGTAGATCGTAGGACCAAGACTATACAAGATGATGTTCGTAGTGCAATAGATAAAGAGAATGATCGTAACAATACCTTGCGAGACAGAATAAACTCTCGCATGGATAGCTTGGATGACTCTCTATCTAGCAAGATGAAAGCATTGCAGGAAGAAACAAATGCTAAAATTAGAAAAGCATTAGATAATCCTCTTTCTAATATGCGGAAATAACTTGACTTTTTCTTTCAAATAGGGTATAATACTATGGACCTAAAGTCTCCTGAATCACTAAAGAATATTACAGACACTACTATCGCTACTGGTTTAGTGTCTACACCCATCTGGTTGCAGTGGGTAGAACAGGGCCTTCAACTATTTATGCTGGTTGGCGGCTCCATTCTTTTAGTCTTCAGGCTGTGGGCCATGTATCAGGAAAGGAAGAAGAAGAGAGATGGAACTTAACATTACAGACAACTTAGTAAAGGTGTTGGTGCGCCAACGTGACATGGCTATGTCAAAGTGTGCAGAGCTAGAGGCAAAGCTAATGACCGTAAGCGAAAGATTAGCTGAATTTGAAAACAAAGAACACGCCGAGGATTTGTTTAAAGACAAGGAATAAAATATGGCAGAGGAAAATCAAACTGAGGAGACTCAAACTGCTGACGAGTTACAGGCAGGTCAGTTCACTCCACCAGAGGCAACGGCTAACCTTTTAACTGAGGTTACAGAGCAAGCGGACCTTGATACAGCCGCGACCCCTGTGTTGCCTACAGGCACAACTGTACCCTTTCAAGAACAGCAGGTCCAGCAGGAAGAATTATTTACTCCCACTCAGGTAGCTGCGCCTATGACGGAGCCTGTTAAGGAAGCCTCTGTAACGGGGCTAGAGTTGCCAACCCCTCCGCGCACAGCGGCAGCTACCTATCAGTCCTTTGTAGAAGCAGATACTCCAGAGTTTGCTGCAGCCCAAGGGCAGGTATCTGCACAGTCTCTTGTAGGTGACATTGAAGGGGCAGTGTCTGAGGAGTCAATTGCACAGGGAGCAACTGCAGAGCTAGACGAGAAAGCTACACTCAAGTTCCAGATGGGTAAACTCTTTGAGTCTTTTGAAGAAGGCAAACCTCCTCCTGCATGGGCAGCACCTGCGGTAAGACAAGTAGGCGGCATGATGGCACAAAGAGGACTAGGACGGTCCTCTATGGCCGCTGCAGCCATTAGCCAAGCATTCATGGAGTCGGGCATACCGATTGCTGCACAGGACGCAAACAAGTATGCCACGATCCAGCTACAAAACCTCAACAACCAGCAGCAAGCTACTCTGCAGAATGCAGCCACCTATGCTGCAATGGACAGGGCTAATCTTAGTGCAGCCATGCAAGGTGCTGTAAACAACGCCCGTGCTTTTCTGCAGATGGACACGCAGAACCTGAACAATGAACAACAACTAAAAACAATTGATCTGCAGTCTAAGTTTCAGAAGCTGTTTACTGATCAGGCGCAGGAGAATGCAGCCAGACAGTTTAACGCAAAGTCTCAGCTACAGGTAGACCAGTTCTTTACTGAGTTAGAAACACAGGTAGCCAACGCTAACGCTAGCCGTATGGCAGCTATGGAACAGTTTAACGCTGACCAGACTAACGCAGCGGCACGTTACTTTACAAAGATCAACGATGCACGAGAGCGGTTTAATATAGGCAACGAAAACGTAATTCAACAGTCTAACGCAGTGTGGCGTAGAAATATAAACACCGCTAATACGGCACAACAAAATGAAACTAACAAGATAAACGCCCTTAATTTGTTGGGAGTTAATCAAGCATCCTTGGACAAGCTATGGCAGAGATACAGAGATGAAGCTCAGTGGATGGTTGAGATATCTGAGAATGCTGCACAAAGAGCGCATAATGCAGCTATTCTAGCCCAGACGCAGGACTTCAATGCAGAACAGTATGAGATAGAACGTGAGAACCAGTTCTTTAGCGCGCTTGGTAGCACTGTGATCAACGGTGTGTTTGGTATATTGGGAGCATAATAAAATGAGTTTAGCTGGAATATTTGATACTTACTATTCTAGCCCGGAATTTGGGTCAAGTTATAGTGATTACGACTTTGATTATATAGATACAGTTTTTCAACCTACCTATGACATTGGGATGGGGGCAGATACTATTTCTTATGGTATGGGAGATGATGAAGAAGATATGTCCGACGCCTACAACTTCCTGAATCCAAGCCAAACAGGAGGTTTTGCGTTTGATCTTGCAGATGAACGGATTGATACTAGCATGTATGATGCGTATGGATACTCATGGGAAGATTATGAAAAGGGTGGAGTTTTTGAGCCACGAACTAGTCTAAAAGAAGATATATTTGATTTTCTAGGTATAGGCAAAGAAACAGCCAAAGCAATCAGCGCGTTTGCAAAAGCGGCTGGTGGCTCCAGTAAGCAGAGACAAGCACAGGGCAGAGGCAGAGTTGGCCCCGGCCTTCCTACATCAGCCCGTGCGCCAACGTCACCAGCCGGTAGAATATCTCGCGCTGGAGGGGCCACCAGTGGAGAAAAAGCCGTTCAGAGAGCCATACAACAATCACAACGTGCAACAAGCGCGGCCAGAGCAATCGCTAACCAGATGGCTAGGGCTGGCACAGTGACTAGTACAAATGATTTAGCCGATATGATATCTGGCGCGACTAAACCTACGGGAACTAAAACTAAGCTTCCCGGTACGCAACTTAGACAGCTAGCAATACCACGAACACAAATGGCATAAAGGAAATACAATGAGACTAAACTCTGATCCATCGTATCGTAATTTAGAATTAGATGAATTAAGGCGACCAGAGCCGGGAAGCATTGATGCCATTGACAGGTTCAACGCGCCCCCTCCCGGTCACTCGCTAACCTCAGAACCTCAGAAGTGGGCTTGGGAAAAACCTGCACAATACTCTAATCCTGAAGAGGCTATGGAATGGGTGGTTAGTCGTGTAGAGCAGCCAGAAGTAGAAGAGAACTTTCTGCGACTGATGCTTAGTGGTGTGCCTATTGAAGCTATGACTAATACAATCACCTTTACAGGCTTTACAGAGGGCTACTGGAGTCCTGACATGTCAGAGATATTGAAGATGCCGATTGCTATGCACTTTATGGGGCTAGCCCTAGAGAATGGCATACCTGCAACCATCTTCAACAAAGACCCCAATCTTGCAAAAGAAGAGGGCAGGATACCTGAAGAAAAAGTTATGGCTATAATGGAACAGAACAGGCCGGATATGTACAACAAAATTATGTATGCAACTGATCTTCTGTTAGAGGAAGATGAGGAGATGCCTGAAGAAGCGGGTGCAGAAGCACCTCCTATGATTGAGGATGCTAGCTTTATGGAAATGCAAGAAGAGGAGATGGTCTAATGGTATCACCCTTTATGTCATTTGCAACAGGCGCGTTGCAAGCAGTTGATAAGAACATTGATAGGTATCGCGAGACAAAAGCCGAAGAAGAAAGGGCTAAGACAGAACAAGAGCGGCTGATGGAAAGGTTGCAGTTTGAGAGAGAAACTAAATTAGAGGTTGCTGGAGTAAATAAAGAAGCCGCTATAGAAGCAGCAAATGCAAGAATTACAGCAAATACTGCAAATAAGTTTACGAAAATAGGAGGTTTTAACTTTCAAAAACACGCTGATCCTACAGATAGAGTTAATTCTCATTTGGCAACGATAACAGCAAATCCACAAGAAGCCGCTCGTCTTTTAAGCAGCAAAAATCCAGAAGAGCAAAGAGCTTTTAAAAAGCTATTATTTACTGTGTATAATGATTCACAGAAGGCGTTTCGTGATCCAGCTATTCCGGGACAACCCGCTCCTCCACAAATTTTGTTTACTGCGAAATTTTCTCAACAGTTAGCTGACCCTGCCCTGAAGTCCGTCAGGAGATTTTTTGCCGACCTAGAAAGTGGCGTACTTAATGAAAACGCTAGAAAAAACATGAAGATCGGTACAGAGGCAATAGGGCGAAGAAATGGCATTCCTGTTCAACTAGAGGGAGGGCCTGTAGTAAACAACGCTATCAAAAAAGCAAACGCCGTTCGTTATAGATCAATGGCAGGCTCACAGTCTGATAGAATAAATACAGTTGCTAACATAATAGGTGGAGATTACGATAAGACCAAGAAGGCGTGGGAAGGGAAAAATAAATTTTACACTGCGTGGAATAGCCCCTTTGTAGAATATATTAGTTCTGGAAGAAAGTTTGAGACGCCAGAACTTGAAAAAGCAGCTTCAGAGTGGCTGTATGATCCAAGGCATGGTTTTGTAGACGAAGATGGATTACTAAACAGCAATGTTCGTATTCTTGTAAATTTGTATGGAAACCAAAATTCAGAACTCGACACGGGTCAAGGAAATAGGCCGAGAGCTAAAGCTTACAGAAATTACATAGAAACAGATCAGGGGAAAAACAGAGAGGAAGAAGTTGCAGAAATACGAAAAAGCCTACCTCTAGCAAGGGCTGCTTTACAATCAACTACAGGCTTAATTAAGGCAATTAAGGGATCAGAAGCACCAAGTTCAGCTTTACAATTTCTTGTTACGGCTCTTCCAAAGGCTACAGGTTTACTTAGGGGTGCGCAGGGGGTTATCAATCAGGCTCTGAATACCACCCGAGGACTAGGTGTACTTTCAACAACAAAAGGAAGGGTTGATAAGAGATACAATCCAGAAGGAAAAAGTGCATATTCTCTTATTCAAGACTCAAAAGATAAATATACAAAGGCAGTATCTAAAGCTGGAGGTAATTTAGATGACAGGGCAGTAAAAGTTGCCAGAGCGCAAATGCTAGAGATGGCTCTTGCTTATCAGCTAACCGGCATTTTGCAGGGAGGAACTGGCGGAAGAACTATTTCTGATACAGACATTACTCGCACTCTGCAAATGTTAGGTGGTACTTATGATACTATGAAAATGAGAAGGGCTAAACTAGCGGAAGTTAAAAAGTTAATTGTTGGTCATATAAATCGATCTTCTTTGTATCGTTTGATTACACCTGATTCTAATGCAGGATTATTTTTTACAGTAGAAAAAGTGAGCGGTATTATAAATCCATATAATAAGGACAATTATGATACTAAAATAGTGCAAGATTCAAAGGTTCCTCCTCCCAAACCTGCTGCAGCTACAGGACAACAGCAGACTCCTACAGATAGTAGGAGCGAAATGATGGCGCGATGGACCTCTCTTAAACTAGACAATAGCCCTCCTCGTAAACAAATGGAGGATTTGCTGTACCATAAAGACCTTGCGCGAAAAGCGTTAACTATTAGTAAGAGTGATGACGGTAATTTTGCAATCGTGCCCATTGATGGCATTAAACAATGGGGTATAGCAGTAAAGAGATATTCTAGCGAAATTGATAAACCCGGCGCTAATCGCGAAGCACTTGAAAGAGGGCTTGCAAAAAAGAAAGAAGAAATTCTCAAAAAATATCCCTCTATGCTTGACCTGTCTAATAACGCTGTAGTTGAGATAGACTACATAATTGAGGATGGGGTTGGCAAGTATGATATAAAAGAACAAAAAGCCAGTAATCAACCACCCGCACCAACATTTAAAAAGACTGATGCACAATCATCGGTCGAAAAGCTTTTTACTCCATCATCAACTACTGTAGATGATCTGGTAACAGGATACGGCAGATAAGGAAAAACATATGTCTTTTACAATCAATCCTGAATTTTTAGAGCCGCTTGAACCAGAAAAGGGCGTCCCTCCTACAGAGGCAGTAGCTGCTGATCCGGCTAAACAAGAACCTGATGCCATGTACACCAGAGAAGAAATTGAAATGTACTCGCTGGATGAAGACCCGGAAGCGGTGGCGAGTATTGCTTTAAACTTGCAAGGGGCTGGTAGTGAATTTGTAAGCCGTGAAAACTTAGTTCATAGGTCTGAACTGATAAAAAGAGCAAGAGATGAAGTCGGAGGAAGAACAGCTTTAGGTGTTATGCGGGATGCCTATGAGGTTGGTTCATTTGTAGTTGATAATGTTCTTGCTGCTGCAAATACTATAGGCTATGGCTTGGGTTTAGAAACAGCGCAGCAGAGGGGTTTTGATGAGGTAGATAGAACTAGATCAATAGACGGTGTTGCTTATAGTGAAGATGACTCCCTTTTAATAGGGCCACAAAAGCTATTTAAAAATAAAAAACGATATTCAAACTACTATAATAAGCTTAGAGAAAAAGAAGATCGTAGCCCTCTGGTTGCAGGATTCTTAACTGCACTAAAGGTTTTTGAAGAAACTCCTGAACTTAGAAGCGAGCCAGAATTTGTAATCC